GTTATCTATTTAACAGCAGTAAGTATGAAGCATTTGTTTTCACGTATGCAGATGCAACTGTTGATTGGTTAAAGAACCAATGTGACCAACTTAACCAAACGCACCAAACGTCAGAATGGTTGTGGAGTCATCCACAAGCAGACAGTGGTGATGGTAACAGCACACATATACCATGTCTTATACAACAAGATAAGGCCAAATTAACAGATTTAAGAACAAAAATGGATTACGCATATGAGTAAAAGAGTCACAACACATGAATTGCATACAGATGTCAAACATTTGCATGATTGTATGCACAGATTGGAAGATCAAGTCAAAGACAACAGAAAGTATTTTGATATGCGACTAGACAAATTAGACAGCAGAATATTTTGGGTTTTAGGCTTAACTGTGTCTACACTTGTAGCCATAATCGGAGTAATGATAGCACCTTAGACACGCACAGACGTCGTTTAAGCAACAATTAGGACAATATATGCCAGTAGCACCCAGTTATATAAAAGATGCCGCAAAAAGGGCATTAGAAGCCAGAGATTCAGTGCCACCTAGTAGAAAAGCAGGCACACCAGTAGGACTTGCCAGAGCAAATCAACTTGCTAATGGAGATAATTTAAGTCTTAACACGTTAATCAGAATGCGTAGTTACTTAGAAAGAGCCAGACCTGCATATGATGATGCAAGAAGTCAAGGCAAGAACTTAGAAACATCAAAAGCCATACAGGCATTTTACTTATGGGGTGGTCCAAGAGCACTTGCATGGGTAAATCAACAAATCAATCGGTTACAGTCGTAACAAAACCTCACTCAATAAAAAACCCTTGCTAAAATGTACATTAGCAAGGGTTCAGCACGATTAATGATAGTTAATCTTTAAAGGATGGACATATCATTAGTTGATATAACTTGGGAGGCCACTCTCAAGTTATAAGTGATATTTGGCAACATCATTTAAGGGGAAAGTCAAAATTATGAAAATAATAATTATGGCTTAGATACAACAAGACTTCAATAAGAAAAAATGTTGAAATGATATGTCCAGTAAATATTTATCTTAAACCTGTTTAAACATCACTTTTTTAGGTGCGTCGTTTTTCTTTTTGGTTATGTTGTTATAACCTAGGTCTTTTTCTGTTAAAACGTAACTATATACGTCATGTATAATGCCCATAACTTTTTTTATGTATATCAATTGGTTTTTGCCAAAGTCTTCTGTGGGATTACGTCTAAAGTTACTGAT